AAACTAATATCTGTTTCATATCTCGTGTTTAATATATCAAATATATAATATGGTAAGCCACTAGCAATAAATGTTACAGTCTCTGACTTAACAAAATCATATTCATTTAATATACTTCTAAAGATATTAGCTCTTGTTTTTTCGTAATCAGAAAGAAATATCTTCAATCTGGGAATATAATTTTTATTGTATTTTTCTATTTGCTTTTTTAAAGTAAAAACACTAAACACTTTTTGATTCCCACATTGTTTTCGCCCACCCATCTACTTCATGAAGTTCTTTACCAACTCCATGAGATGTATTAAATAAACAAAAATAATAATCATTACGTAACACTTCTGGTTTCATATCATCTTTGTGATCTGCTCCAAAATTATATGCGTACACAATATTTTTTGGATGATACTTCAATTTATCTCTAAATATACCAAATAAAGATTTATCAAAACTAGTGAAGAGAAAATTAATCTTCTTCATATTATCAATATAGAACTTATATAGTGGTTCTAACTGATCATCTTTCCATGTAATAAATGAACTATTAATGTCGCATGCACCCTTATGAAAATATGCATCGCATTGATTAGGATCAGCCCAATAATTCTTAATAAATCTAGGTTCTTCGAAGTTATATTTTTTTATATAATCAGTGAAGTCTTTTAGACAAAGTATGTCGATATCAAATAATATATTTTGACCTGCGCCAATAAAATGTGGGTCAAATAATTTTAGTTTTTCTATAGTAAAAACATTACCAAGACCAAGTATTTTACTACTATCATAATCAATAATATTGATGCTAGGATCTAATCCAGACTTGTCATCAGTGATGCATGTAAACATGACATCACCTCTATAGTTTTTAAGTACAGAGTATAATAATCTGTTTACATATTCAGGACCGTATTTTGTACCCCATTTAAAGCAGTAGACTTTAATAGTCATATTGTACTATACGATGATATCAGTGATTTATCTGTTGGTAGATATGGGTCATTTGAACCATCCCATCTTGAAGACTTCTTAAGTTCAAATGTTATACCGATATTCTCAGCCATCTTTATAGCTTCATCAATCTGGTGTTCATTCGTCTTAAATGGTATGAATACCCATCTCGCTCTAAACTTATATTTTGTAGTCATCTTCATTACTTCAATAATTTGATCATGATCTTCAGAACTCATATTGACTCTATAAAGACCAGCAGTATCTCGAAGACCATCTACAGAAAAAATAACTTCATCTCGTTCTTTGAGCACAGAGAAGAAATTTTCCCACCACTCAATTGTTTTTCCTGACCCATTTGTATGAATCTTAACAACTTTGTTTTTGTCTTTAAATAGCTTTATTATCTCTAAAAATTGTGGATGATAGATAGGATCACCATATGTTCCGCAGAACATAAAACTTTCATAGAAACTATCAGCATATTTCTTGCAAGCTTCTATTGATAAGTCTTGTCTTTTAAGTTCACCTTTCTTGACCAATATTGTTCTAATACATTTTGGACAAGAAATTCTACATCTATTTGTAAGTTCAATATGAATACTATTTTTCATAGCGAAGTATCTCATGATTATGACTAGTAGTCTTAGAAGCGTTCACTCCACATTTCTTCTGACAACATTTTGGCGCGTCATAATAAGATTTGGAAATAAAGTTAAGCCAATCTAAATATTTTAGATCTAAATGAAAGGTGTGAACATCGTTATTGTCTATATTATATCTATCATCGTTAAATATAGACGATTCATATTGTTGTCCATGAGTTGGAAAAACACAACATGGAAGCCATCTACCGTTTGCTGCAACAAAGTGTTCAGTGTTATTTCTGCACTTAGGAATTATCTTTCTTTGTTCTTCTTCATCATATTCCATATTATATCTCCATATTGTAAAAACACATCTGAGTTCTTAGATCAGGATCTCCATCACCATTTGGTGGCAGTAATTGTATAGCTTTTATATATTCACTAACTGGCTTATTATCAATATCTATATTAAGTTTATTCTTGAAAAATGAATTAGTCGGAGCATATACAGGATATTCACAATCATTTATAAACTTTTTAATATTATATTGTTGTCTATTAAATTCTTTCAATAGATCTTTATTTTTATACCAATCATATTTTGGATATGATATATCAAAACCACCAGCGCTTTGCCACCACTCAACACATTCTTCTATAGGTTGTTTTATAACAAAAATAATTTTACTTGTTGGAAACGTTTCTACTAACCAATCTAAATTATAGGCTAGTGAATGACTCTTAATTAGATAATTACGAAAATCATCATGCTCAGAAAAAGCTTTAGCTATTTCTTTTTTAAAAGAGATTTTATTATAGAAGTCTTGTGGTGATTCGAATCTATAACCAAATTCCATGCCAGTTCCAAAATAAGAACCTTGGTGATTGACAAGATGAGACCAAGACTTACTATTCTTAATATAATATTCTCTCTCAGAAGTGTGATCTGAAAGATTCAATAAAAGTTTTGGTGAATATTCTAATATTGATGCTATTCTAGACCAAGAACTTCCAGGAGCTCCAATAAAAAATATAAGTTGATCATCTCTCATAATATATAATTCACAGTTTAATTTGTTAAACTATCACATTTGCTCTATAAAGTAAACCAGTATCTATTTCTGAACCTCCAGAAACAAACTGCGATTGTGTAAATGGTGCAAAAGAAGATGCATTTAATGTTGAAAAATAAGCATCAACATAATTGACAGTTTCATAAATTGCATCAGAAATTTGTTGATGTGTTACACTTTCAGCCGGCAAACAAAATAATACTTTTCTTCTCATTTGATCTGGGCGAGCAGTAGATGCTGTTAGTGTATCATAAAGATTCTGATAATATTCAACAACACCACTTAGATCTTGTTTCTTAATAAAAAAGAGTCTAGAACCAGATGGAAGATTATCTTTAAAAGCCGAAATTAGTCTTGATGTTGGTGCAAGACCATTCATTATTCTAATACCAAAATTTGCTTCATTTTTTCCAGTAGTATCAAACATATTTTCTACCATAGTTGGTAGAGCACCGGTCTCTATACTGGACCTATATGTTCTTCCGGAAATAACATTTATATTCTGATACGGGAATTCAAAAAGTTCACCATTCTTATCTTCTACAATATCAGCCGTAGAAGGATGTTCTAATATTGTGTTGATCTCTGAAAACAAGGGATCAAATGACACAACAGCATTAATTCTCATTTATTTCTCTCCTTCTATAATAGCGTGTATTCTGTCTAACCAATCTTTACCATAGAGATCTATCAAGACTTCGTCTATACGCCATTCATTGTGTTTATCTGCAATCTTAGTATTTATGCTTGGTAATAAATCATCTAAATTACTATTAGTTTGCACATCTGGATTATATACAGCTATAGTAGTTCCTATGCCATATTTTTTAAATCCTTTTCTGCCTATAAAATATTCAGCATCTTCTTCAAACATGGTATCATAAAATTGTAAGTCATCTTCTAAGCCAAGTGAATCAACTAATTGTTTAAAGTCTTTCATGCTAAAGCTTAGCTTATTCTTTCTCATAAATTCAAATATTAATCTGTTCTCTATCTTTATATGTTCATACAATTTTTCATCAGTGCCATACCAGCCATAATATGGAAATTTAATATTCCAACCACCTACAAGATGCCACCATTTAAAAGCTTCATTGTCTCCATTATAAACCATTATAATTTTAGCTTTAGGAAAGTTTTCTTTTAACCAATCTAAATTATATGAAAACCAGTGTGATTTTATTATTTTATAACCATGATCAAAATCATTAAAAGCTTTCTTAATTTCTTCTAAAAACTCTTCTTTTGTATGATTAGTCAAATCATCAAAAAATTCACCTATACCATGTTCAGGTCCAAAGTATGCTGATGAATGCATTCCAACATTTTTTTCATGACCATGAAAACTTACTTTTGTTTGATAGGTTGGAAACTTTTCTTTATCTGAGGAATTAATATCTTTGTGATGAGCAAGTATACTTAATACTCTACTCCATTTGCTACCAGGAGCTCCAGCAGCAAATATAAGATCATGGCCATCAGTCATTGTTTTCTCCATATCCAATATAATCTTTCAATAGGTCTTGGAGAAACACCAGCCTGTTCTGATGCTCTATCTCTCCATTTATCATTAATACCTTTGCCATCTCTTTTTAATCTACGAATTATAGTAGGTTCTACTTGTAATGTAAAATTAAAATAATTAGTCCAATATTTTATCTTTTCTTCAGTCCAAATATAATATGGTATCATGTCACTCTTATGAATATTACCTCTAAAAACTGATATTCCACCATTCTTTAATACTCTATTCATTTCTGTAAGTTGTGTATGTATTAAATTATCATCACCAAAATTTATACTTCCATAACATAAACAAGCATCGACTGAATTATCTTCATATGGCAGAGAAGATATATCAGTTATAATATCTGCTCGGTCATTTGTTATATCAATACCAATTAAATTTATTATATGTTCTTTATATTGATTGTCACCACAACCTAAATCTAAAACTAAATCTGGAATCATACGATTAATAAGTTGTATTGTTTCATCACCACATTTTTCGAATTTATTGTAATGAAACTTTCTAAATTTAGGATCGGAACGATCAAACACTTTTTTTATTGATTCGTTTAATTCATTCATATACTAATTACTCTTGGACATGACTTCATAAATTCATATGTTTTCTCTGTCACTGCGCCAGTAATATTCAAAGTAGGTCTTGGTTCATGACCAAAGTTACAAGTACCATGTGGCACATCTCTCCAAGGCCAAGTAATGCAATCACCTTTTGACCAGTGAATATATTCATTGCCTTGTTTCCAAACTTGACCTTCTTTTTGATCATCTAAAAATACTATAACTCTCATGATTAGCCTTTGATCATGATCACACGAAGCAAAAGTATTATAGTCTTCTCTCTGTTCTTTTAATATTCCACCAAAATTATCTAAGTGCCAATAAAACATTTGTCCAGGCATCTGCACATCAAACTTTATATTTGGTTTTTTACTCTTTTTTCCAGCAGGATGATCAAATTGAAACAATTCTGCTATCTTTGTCATGCTGTCTGGCAAATCTGCATGTCTTATTCTATTTAAGACAGCATATGAATCATCATCACCATCTACTTTATAACCCCACTTTTTGAAATCATTATATTCTAAGTTATTATTGTTATCGAAACGTGGGTTTGATCTATAGTCAAATGTAGCTGGTTCAGATTGAGACATCATTTTCTTTACGTCTTCTTGCCAGTCACCTTCAAACTTACATATTGGAATATAATTTGGTATATTACCTACATCATCTCCAACTTTTTTATTAAAATTATATAGACTTGTTGCTTTACAGAATTCATATAGACCATTGAAACCATGATATGTTACTGGTTCTTTAGTTTTTAAAGATGTCCACTGATCATATGGTGAATTTGTATAACTTATCATCCTAACCTCTTCATTATATAGAAGTATCTTTCATCACCCTGTTGATTTGTTTCAATAGCAAATCTAATCATCTTAAGATTATGTTCTTTCATTAACATGAAAATGTGTTCTTGAGTCCATGGGAACCAATCAATAAACTTAAAGCTAGTCTTATCTTTAGTAAAAGGTTTATGATCAATACCGGGATTAAATCTAAAATAAAGATAACCATCAATCTTAGTCATGTTTACAACTTTAGCAAACATAGTATCGATGTGTTTTTTATCAGTTCCAAAGTTTAAGCTACCAAGTGCCAATACTTGATCATATTGCTTCTTTGGTTCAAACTCTTCAAGAGTCTTCTTAATATCTGCTTTAGGATGATATGGGTCCAAACCTACTAGATTTTGAACTTTATCTTTGTAATAGTTATCACCACAACCAACATCCAAAACAGACTTTGGTTTCTGCATATTAGCAAACTTTATGAGATACCTACCTGACTCTGGGTATCCATGCTTAGATTTCCAGACTCCAGAAAAGTATCTAGAAATATACTTCACATGCATAGCATCACAAAATTCTTGTAATGTTTGGTAATCTTCAGCTTTTAGATCAAACATAAAGTTTTCATCTACCCATTCTGGGGTAAGAAACTTATTAAAGTTCTTATTATTGATCTTGGGGAATTCATTCTTGATATAATTGAGTATTTTCATGTTTTCTCCATAATATAATTATTACTCTGTCTTATTTATAAATACTTAAAAGGCATACCGGAGTTAAAAATGGCAGTACCAGCATCAAGATCACAATTCAAAGAATATTGTCTCCGTACACTTGGCAAGCCTGTATTGGAAATCAATGTTGATGATGACCAAGTTGAAGACCGTATAGACCAAGCTTTAAGATATTACTGGGACTATCACTTTGACGGCTCTGAAAAGATCTATTATAAACACCAAGTAACGGCTCAAGATAAAGTAAATAAGTATATAACTTTACCTGAAAATATTATTGGTGCAATTAATATATTTGATATTGGTGATGCTTTAAATACCAATAATATGTTTAATATTAGATATCAGATAGCTCTTAATGATCTCTACACACTAACATCAGTTTCAATGGTACCATACTATATGGCTCTTCAACACATCCAGATGTTAGAATATTTATTAGTGGGTAAACAGCCTATCAGATATAATAGACATACTGATAAATTACATATCGATATGGATTGGAATAAACTTGAAGATAATCATTATCTTATAGTAGAAGCATATGAAGTAATTGATCCGGATACATATACCGATGCATGGGGTGATCGTTGGCTTGCGCAATATACGACTGCTCTTATTAAGAAGCAGTGGGGAACAAATATGAAGAAGTTTGAAGGCATGACTTTGCCTGGAGGTATTAAGTTCAATGGTCAAAAGATCTATGATGAAGCCGATGAAGAAATAAAAGAATTAGAAAAAGAAATGATCAGCAGCTATAGTCTGCCAGTAACAGATATGATAGGCTAATGGCTACAAATTTTTATTTTAATAATTTTCATAACAGTCAAGAACAACTTCTCATTGAAAATTTAATCATTGAGACCATAAAAATTTATGGTCAAGATATGTATTATGTGCCGAGAGTTATTAAAAATAAAGATGAAATCTACGGTGCAGATGATATTTCTGAATATAATAGAGCATATCCTGTAGAACTATACATAAAATCTATTGATGGCTTCAGTGGTGATGGCAACTTTATGTCTAAGTTTGGTCTTGAAATTAGAGATCAAGTAGTATTCTCTATTGCACAGAGAGTATTTTATGAAGAAGTTGGTATGGATAGTGCACTAATTAGACCAAACGAAGGTGATTTAATATATTTCCCATTAAATAATAAACTATTTAAAATCATGTTTGTAAATAAATTCGAAATGTTTTATCAGCTTGGAGCTTTACAAACGTGGGAACTTACATGTGAACTCTTTGATTATTCTAGTGAAAAATTTAATACTGGTATAGCTGAAATAGATTCTATACAAAAGAACTTTTCATTGAATGCGTTCGACTGGGCGCTCTTGAATGAAAGCGAAGAAAGAATAATGACAGAAGATAGTGATTATATTGTTCTAGAAAACTTCACTATAGAAGAGATAGATGATCTATCAGATAATAAATTCATCCAAGATGAAACAGATGATTTCTTAGATTTCACTGAAAAAGATCCATTCTCTGAGAACGGAACATATTAATGTTTGGACATACATTTTATTTTAGCACAATACGAAAATACGTAACTTTATTTGGAACATTGTTTAATGATATCCATATTACTAGAACTGATGCTAGTAACACGACTGTAGCTTTATTGAAAGTTCCATTAGCATATGCACCAAAAGAAAAAGTTTTAGCCAGAGTAGATGCTGATCCGAATATAGATAGACAAACTGCAATAGTATTGCCTCGTATGTCATTTGAAATGACCGATATGAGATATGATTCTAGTAGAAAATTAGGAACTACTGGAAGAAGAGTTGTAAAAGATGCAGATTCTACAAGTAGATTAAAATATCAATATAATCCTGTTCCATATAATATATCATTTAGACTTTATATATACGTTAAAAATGCAGAAGATGGTACTAAGATTGTAGAACAAATACTTCCATTCTTCACACCAGATTGGACTACTACAGTTCAGTTGATTCCGGAAATGGGAATCAACATGGATATTCCTGTTGTACTAGAATCTGTAAATATAGAAGATACGTATGAGGGTGATTTTGATCAGAGAAGAGCTCTAATATGGACACTTGACTTTACATTAAAAGGGTATATCTATGGTCCAGTTAAGAAGTCTGGTATAATCAAGTTTGCAAATACTAATTTCTATATTCCACCGGTTGCAGATGGAGAATTGGCAAGTGCAGTAGGTAATACTGATGTATCTGAAAGAGTAACAGTTAGACCCGGCTTAACTGCGAATGGAACTCCTACATCAAATGTAGCAGAATCTGTAGCATTGTCAGTTATTGAAGCAGATGATGATTTTGGTTATTGCATCAGCATAGATACTATTATAACAGAGTGAGTAAAAAATGTCAACAGCTAATAATGATCCAATAGCTAATGCTTTAGGTGTTAGCCCCATAAGTAGTATGGTAAAATACATTGAAAAAACAGCCAATGATGATACAGCGAAAGATGACTTTACAGTAGCACGCGCTAATATACACAATATCATTGAAACTGGCTCTGACGCTCTTGATAAACTCATGCAACTTGCAGATCAATCACAGTCCGCACGTGCTTATGAAGTTGTAGCTATCTTAATGAAGAACTTACTCGATGCAAACAAAGATCTCTTAGGTATACAGAAAACTATAAGAGAGATTGAAGATATCGAAAAACCAACTAATAATACCACTGTGCATAATAACAATTTGTTTGTTGGATCAACTGCAGAACTTCAAAAAGTAATTCAGGACATGAAAAAGAATGACTGAAGAAGTCTTAATTGAAGGTGGTTATAAGGGTAACGTAAATCTTAAAAGACGTTCTGTCGAGATACAATGGACTCCGGAACTTGTACAAGAATATGTTAGATGCGCCAAAGATCCTGTATATTTTATTGAAAAGTATATGAAGATCATTAGCATTTATCAGCATCTTCCAAAGTGGTTACAACAGGGTATCATTGAATGGAATAAGGGTTCATTCGTCCTTGAAAACAATTCAAGAGTCATAGCAGCTGCTACATCATCAGATGCCATTCGTGGTTACTCTATTAACCTTCTATTCATAGACGAAGCAGCATTTATCGATACATGGGATGAGTTCTTTACATCAGTTTATCCTACTATTTCATCTGGTAGTGATTCTAAGATCGTACTAGTTTCTACTCCAAATGGATTAAATCATTTTCATAAAATATGGGTAGAAGCCGAACAGGAAAAGAACCAATATAAACCTATCAAGGTTATGTGGTATGATGTTCCCGGTAGAGATGAAACATGGAAGACAGATACAATAGCTGCCATGAGCTTCGATACAGAGAAGTTCGAACAGGAATATTGTGTAGAGTTTCTTGGTAGTTCTGGTACTCTAATTGCTGGTTGGAAATTAAAAGAACTTGTAGCTAAGACACTACTTTTTGATAAAAACGGTGTCAAACAATATGCAGAGCCTAAGCAAGGACATTCATATGTTATGGTTGTCGACGTTTCACGTGGAAAAGGATTGGACTATTCGGCATTTCAAGTCATAGACGTATCTAAAATGCCATATGAACAAGTTTGTACTTTTAGAGATAATATGATTACTCCTACTGATTATTGCTCTATAATTCATAGGATTAGCAAATCTTACAATAATGCTTCTGTACTTGTCGAAATTAATGATATTGGCGGACAAGTAGCAGACATGTTATATTATGAATATGATATGGATACTCTTTTATCATCTGAAAATGATGGTAGAGCTGGAAAGAGAATCTCTTCTGGGTTTAGCGGCTCGAGCGCCGATAAAGGTATTAGAACAACTAAGACAGTCAAATCTGT